CGCACCCGCGCCCGAGAACAATGAGCCGATCGCGGGGCCGCTCACTGGTCCACCGCCTGCCGGTAGTAGACGGTCGGTATCCCCGCGTCCTCAGCAGCCAGAGCGCAGTGAGTAGCGCCGCGGCTGTTCTTGTGGATGAACGCGAGGCACATGTCGGGGGCGGACTCGACCATGGCGATGTTGCGGCGGAAGCCGGCGTGCTTGCAGGTCCGTTCTTTCATGTGCCCGAGCGGGCAGTCCGGCGCGTGCTTGTTCCACTCCGCCGGCCACGCCTCGGTCTTACCGCCGAGTCCGCGCCAGATGCCCGCTGCGTCCCGATCCCCGCGCGGGGCGTCTCCGTGCACCAGCACCGCATCCGGGTGTCTCTCGTGGACCTGGGCCAGCGCGGCTCGCATCGTGGACCACTCGGACCATGAGCGAGAGACGGTCACCAGAATCCGGGGCGTCATGCCGGCGCCCCTTGCTTCTGGTCCAGCATCTGCGCCAGCTCGACGGCGTACTCGTCAAGCTGTTCCGACGTGGCGTCGTTGATCGGCGCACCCTGGTGGCGGTCGGCGTAGTCCTGAATGAGCTTCTTGCCCTCCCACCCGAGCTCCTGCCCGAGCCGGCGCACCTGAGCTACTGACCGGTCATAGGCGTCCTTCGCCGCGGTTCGCTCGGCGATCACCGACGGCGCGACGTCTTCTTCCTCTGCCATCACCTGGTCGGCGTTCAACACCGGCGTGTCCCGCACTTGGGCGTTGGTGGACTGGATACCGAGGTGGTCGAACACCAACTTCCCCAGAGAGAACTCGGGCCACGGCTTCGGCTTGTCCAACCCAGGCCGGATCGGGTGCCTCACGGAGCGGATGCCGACGATCGTGGGCGGCGCGTCGAGGGACAGCCGAACCCACGCGGACACGTCCGCGGCGAGCCGCTTCTGCGCGTCAGGTCGGGCTGCCTTCGGTGCGCCTTTCAGCGGGCGGCCGTTCGCGCCGAACTGGGTCTTCTCCGTCTCCAACGACGTCAGGACCACAACACCGGGGAAGGTCTTGAGGATGTTCATCAGCCGGTTGTGGCGGGAGTTGGCGTCGTTCCAGTAGTTCGCGGTGATGTCGATCTCCGCGTCCGGGTCGGCCTCCAACGCCTTCTGATTGCTATTGGATCGGCGTGCGCGGGTGTCGGTCCAGGCGGACAGCATCGCCCACTCCGCGGTCATCGAGTCGACGGTCAGACTGACCGGCTTCTCCCCGTCGGCGAGTGCCTTGCGGGCGACCTCACGGGCTTCGGCGACCTGTCCGATGATGTCGATCCACGTCCCGTCGTGGTCGATGATCTCGTAGTCAGCGCCTGGTACGGCGCCGTATTCGTCGGCGCAGCCTTCGCCGAGGTCGAGCCAGAACGATCGTCCGACTCGTTCGTCGCCGGTGAACTGCGCGGCGCTGTACGTCTTTCCGGTCTTGGCTTCGCCGGCGAGGAGGATCAGCGGCCACGACGGGGCGCCTGTGGGCTTGCGGGTCTTGAGGGTCATGCGGCACCTCCGATCTGGGGTTGGGCGAACGAGACGAGCGCGTCGGCGAGCACGAGCTCCACCGCGGCTGCGGCGCGGTCCTTGCCGGCCTGGCGGGCGGTGATGCGTGGGCTCTTCCGTTCGAGGGAGAACACGACCCCCGGAACGTCCGCTTCACCGCCTGGACCACACGGCTGCTTGGCGGCTCGGGTCATCTCCCGGACCTTCTCCACGAACGCCGGCCGCACCGCCTGCATCACCTCGGTCGGGTAGTTCGCAATCACCCACGGGAGGAGTTGATCGGCGTCGATGGTGACGGTTTCGGCGTCGGCGGGGACGTTGAAGCACGCCAGTTCGGTGCCGTCCGAGAGCTTGGGGTAGAGGGTGCCTCTGCCCATGGCCGCGGCGGCGCGGGTTGTGAGGTCCTTGGAGCGGGCGTACAGGGCGTCCGCGATCAGCCGGAGCGCGACTGCTTCTTCGGCGAGCTCGACGGGGTTGGAGTCAGTCACCGAACCTCCCCAAGATCGTCGTCGCGTTGTGCTGCGTCCAACCGACGCTCGAACGCAACATCCTCAGCGATCGCCCGCGCCTCTTCCTCCGGCCGCTCACCGGTCAACAGCGCCACGAGATCAGCGAGAGTCATGTGAACCCACTGCGAACCAGGGTCGGCCTTGCCGTGCCGCTTCGACACCACCACCCCGACGAGGGCGTCGTCGTTGCCCCGTTCGATCTCCGCCTCAGCGATCCAGCCAGCGAGGTTGGTGCGGGCAGTGTTCTTCACCTCGACCACCACCCGCCGACCGAACATCCCTCGAAGTCCGGAGATGTCTCCTCGGTCCTTGGCGCCGTTGCGGGCTCGGCGTTCGATGCGGGAGTCCACATGCGCCGCGAGGTAGGCGGCGACGGCGGTTTCCATGGCGGTGCCGGCCTTCTTCGCGGACGCCCGGTTGCGGGTCATGACGCACCACCGTTGGCGATCTCCAACAGGACATCCGCGTGGCACGGAACACGACGTCCCTCAGGGTCCTCAATCGGGCACCAGCAAACGAGGTCCTTGCCCGCGAGAAGGAGGCGGACCTGCGGCAGAGTCGGCGCGCTGAGGTGTGCGTTGAACCCCGAGAGCGGAACGATCAGGTCGTCGGACAGCCACCGCCGGTACAGCGCGACCGATTCGCGCGGCGTATCGACCGTGAACTGCTCGACGACTCCCCACTTTCGGTACGCCACGACGCAGCCAACGGGGTAAGGGTTCCCCCACTGGGTGGGGCGTCCGACGTACACCGAACCGGTCGGCATCCGCCAGCCCTTGACGCGCTTCCGCTGGATCCGCTCTGGAACCGGTCGGTCGCTCATGCCTTCACCTCGTCCCTCATCGGCGAGTCCTGCGCCATCTCGTGCAGCAACGTCGCCCACCGCTCATCCGCACCCGTAGGCCACTGAATCCCCTCAACATCCACAGGATCAGGCTCGCGGTGTCGTCCTCGGTACGTGTAGCCCAACTCGTCAAGGACGGGCCACGACCAGATCAGGAGTCCGATGAGGACCGCCACCAACTCAGCCATCCGACTCACCGTCCACGTGCCGGTCTTCGGTGACGGTGACGATGAACCGCTGCCCGTTCTCCAACCGGATCTCGAACTGACCGAAGTCCGGTGGCTGGTGCAGGTCGGTGAGTTCGATGCCGCGCGAGGCAACGATGCTGTGCCAGCGGGAGCCGGGTTCAACACTGGCGATCCCGCTGAGGCGCTTCGCTGCTGCGACCGCCATGTCGCCTGCGGTGTACCGGTCCACGGCGGTCACGACGCACCTCCGGTGACCGCTTCCAACCCGCGCAGCGTGGTCTCGTCTCGGCGTCGCTGCTCCAACACCTGCACCGACGGGATCACCGACAGCCGCACCTCGTCCTCCGTGCGGTACAACCCAAGGCACTCCGCACGGTGCATGTCCTGCTGACAGGTGCGGGTGCCGTCACAACGCGAGATCGGCTCCGGGTGCCCACCCGGTTCGGACACGGTGTGGGTGGCGAGGTGCGACACGTCGGCTTGGTGGTCGCCGGCCAGCAGCATGTACGTCGCCGCCGCTGCCTTGCCGACTTCGATAGGGGCGTTGCGGCCGATGCGTGTCGAGTGGGCCGCCACCACCGTCGCCACAGGGTCGCCGTTGTAGTAGCCGTTCTCGTCCTCGTACCAGTTGACTTCGGTACGGCCCTGGGAATCTTGGGTGACAAGCACCATCGGAGAAGTCACGACGTCTCCCGGATGCTCGGGTTCATGAGCAGGCCGACGAGCGTCGCCTCACACGGCTGCCACTCAGCGCCCGCGTGATAACGGAAGTACGCGTCTCCGCTGGCGGAAACCTTCCACTGCTTCGCACCGTTCGTCTCCCCGAAGTACCGCGTCCCCGCCTGCCGCTCCCCGTCTGCTGCTGGGGTTCCCGGTACCGAACCGACGATCTTCGAGTCCTTCACTCGCGCCCAGTCCAAGCGTCCGTAGCCGTTGCCCATGTTCGACGGGTACAGCCAGAAGGAGTCGCCGAACTTGACGACGATGTTTCCCTCGGCCGCAGCCGGTTTCGGCTCGACCTCGCGGACCGTCCAGATGGGGTCCTTACTCGGGTCATCCGCCGCCTCAACCAACTCCAACGCGGCCGCCCGGGGCACGTAGGTGGTTCTGCTCTCGCCGTCCACCTTGACCATCGCCACCATCTCGTGGTCATCCAGATCGGTGACAGTGCCCTCGAACGACACCTTGATGCGGTCTCCTGGCTTGAACCCGGTCACGACGACACCGCCTTCCTCTTGGCCTCATCGTGCGCGGCGTATGCCGCCTGCATGACCGCCCAAGCCCCATCGGCCCAGGCCCGGCCTTCGCGGGTGCGGCCGTCGAATGGGTTCCTCGCCCGCGCCCTGTGAACGAGGTCGTACAGGTCATCCAGAGAGAACACCGGGCGGCTGTCGCCGCTGGCCACGATCTCGCTCACTGCACTGTCCTTTCCCGCTTGGCGTCTTGCCTGCGGCACACAAACACCACGGCCCCGTCAAACACCCACGCAAACAACCGAAACGACCCATACAGGCTCAGACCGACAGCGGCACTGACACCGGCGACGGCGGCAGTCCTCTTCACGACACACCGCCGAACACCTCGGGGTGGTCCGCCTTCCACTGCGTCCACCGGTCGGTCCCGGTGTCACGCGCCCGGTCCAACACCACGATCAGCGGTTCGGGAGGGGCATCCCAGGTCGGGACGAACAGCGGCCCGTACTGCCACGACCGGTGGCGATAGCCCCAACCGCCG